GTGTTTTTAGATGAATGGTGTGTGCCTGGAGCTAGAGAAAAATTGCGGCAGTTTCAGAGTGATCCTGTTGCTTTAGGTGAAGATGCTCTGCGTGATTGGGCAGGTAAGGCTAAACCTGAGGTTCTGAAGCGAGTCGTTGATGAATTAGAGAAAAATTCTCTATCCTTGGGCGACAGACCAGTCAATGAGTATTTAGCTATGTTGAAGGCCGACGTGAAACCAACTTTGAGTAATAAGCCTGTTGAAAGCGTTACTGCACCTCAAGTGATTGTCTATCACGAGAAAGGCCTTTCGGCTTTGTACAGTTCTGTTTTCCGGATGTTGGTACGGCGATTTTTGTCGCTGTTGGATCCTAAGGTTCATGTCAATTTATTGAAGGACATGAAGGATATCGCAGAGTTTGTAACTGCGCGACATCCATTCGGAGATACCACCTTGAAGTATTTGGAAAATGACTTTTCTAAGTATGATAAGTCTCAGGGTGATTTCGTTTTTGCTCTCGAAGAATTCGTATTCCATAAGCTGGGGATGAATTTAGAGTTGCTCGAGAAGTGGATGGATGGCCACGTTGAATGTTCTTTAAGATCTGTTACTACAGGTCTTTCTTTGCATGTCATGTATCAGCGTAAGTCTGGGGATGCGACTACTGCTTTTGGGAACGTGATTTTGAACGTTTTGAGCGTAGCGTATGCATATGCGGGTACTGTTGTAGCTTGGGCTTTATTCATGGGGGACGATTCATTGATATGTGCTAGCAAGATTGCTTCCAAGTATGAGCCCGTTCGTCTATTGGCTGAGGTATTTAATCTCAGTGCAAAGAATTACATCATAGATGCACCGTACTACGCATCAAATTTTGTGGTTATTGACGATGTTAATCATCATGTTGGCGTCGTTCCTGATCCAATTAAGAGAGCTGAGAGGTTATCTATGCACGTATCGGCGGACGATCCGCAATGGGATGAGCGATTCATCAGTTTTAAGGATTCAATGAGTCCTTACGTCAACGATAACAATATTGCGGGTTTGGCAAGATGCATCACTCAGCGGTACGATATTTCTGAAGGTATGGTTAATTTAGCTGCGAGTGCTTTGGGCACGTTGGCTAGCAGTCCTGAGAAATTTCGCAGTGTATGGCAGCAGGAGCCAGAGATAGTTGCAGCTTGAATTTGCTGTGGCGTGAAGTTGCGATGAAATTTGAGTTTATTTGAATTTGCTTGCGGTAGTTTGAATACTATAAAATTCTTGAGTTTAAAATCTCACTTAAAATTTATGATTGAGTTTAAAATCTCATCTAAAATTTATAATTTTCGAGTTTAAAATCTCATTTAAAAATTTACGAGTTTAAAATCTCACTTAAAATTTAT